TCTAAGAGCGCCGCCCCGACGTGATATTTCGCGAGATCGACGCGGGCGGCGAGGCCGGGCGACAGCTCGCCCGCGGCGAAGGCAGGGATGATGACGGAGTTCGCCATTACACCGAGAACAGCGGGCCGTATTGCGGCAGCCAACCGTTCAGCGCGGCGCCGCTGGCAACGCCGCGCGCCTGTATCCAATCCGGGACGAAATCGTAGACGGTCAGCCCCTCATTGGCGTCGCGCACTCGGGCTTCGATGATCGAGTTGTTGGCTTCCTGCAACTTCGCGCCGTAGAGCGCCCGGTCACCGAGCAGTGCCAGCGCCAGCTTGCCTTCAAGTGCCAGCATAAAAGCGTCGGCGAACAACGGATCATACTGGGCGACAAAAACCGACGTAGTAAAATCCATAATGATATTGCGCGCGTTTGTAAGAATGACTTTTTGGTTTGGCAAGGAGGCAACAGTAATAGGTGCACAAGCAAATCCGACGCCATTCCCCGACGTGGCAGATTGACTGATTGACACGGGTGTCTCGGTAAACGTTCCGCCATCATGGACAAACGCCTCAACAACCCCGCCATTCGTGGTGACTTTGGTGACTTGGAGTTTTACTGGTTGCCCCATAAGCGAGGCATCATTTCCAGCCATAAAAATGTAATCCGCCCCTTGATATCCCGATCCAGGCGCAATTACTGTTATCGTGGACACCGTCTTAGTAAGTGAGAGAAGTGTCCCGTTACGATCAGTGTTATCTACGCCCATGTCAAAAGACACACAAGGCCCATTCGTGGACACACTCGAAAACATAACATCGCCTGTTTGGCCGCCTTCTCTAATCCTTCTGATTTGGAGAATATGGGGACCAAGATATTTGTAAGCATAAAGCCACGGAGGTATAGGGTCACGATGACTCCAAGCGTGCCCAGGAGGAGTTAAATTCTCTGGTGTTCCAGGCGCTGCTTTCCATAACGGGGCAGTGTCAGTATGTCTCGCGAAATTCCAATGCGCCGCACGCAGGATTTGATCCCGCGTGCCATCGAAAAACAGGTTGCAGTAGTACGTCTCCTGCGAGCCGTCCGGCGGATCGAGCGAGGTGATGGTCGAGCGCGTGCCGAGTTCGCCCAACGCCTGCTTGCAGAAGTCGAGCCTGTCGTCAGCGTCGGCCATTTATCGCCTCGCGCGATCGGCCAAGGTGGTGCTCGCCGCCCGGCGGACCTGGATCGGCTCGGCCGCCTCGACCTCGCTGTCATACTTCGCGTTGACCTCGCCCATCGTCAGCGGCAGGTCGTCGATCGGGGCGATCTTTTCCCCGGCGCGGGTGCGCTCGCGCTCCAGCGCTGCACGGCCAGCATCGTCAAGCGCCTCCATCTCAACGGTCGGCGGCCTGGTCCATTTGTGCTCGGTGCCGTCGCCGACTTCGGTGCCGATTTCGAGCAGCTTGTCCTCCTCGCTGTAATGCTGCGACAGTAGCCGGTACTTAGCCACGGCGACCTCCGCCTGGACCGTGGCGCTCTTCTTCCTTTTTGTTTTCCGGCTCTGCCCGATGGGCCGGCTCTACACTCGGCCGGGTCACCTCTGTCGGGTGGGCTTGCATAACATTTTGGTCGAGCCCGATTTCTAGCTTCGGCGCCTTGTCGCGGTCGGCGACGGCTCTTTTAGCGGCGTCGTCGAGCGGCTCCATATGCCGGCCGGGAACGCCGTCGAAGTCGAACTCAAAACCGACTTCGCGCTGCGCGTCGTCGATAATCGCTGGTTGGATGAGCTTGTATCTGGCCATCAGGTTGCCGTCCTTTCTTCGCCGTAGGTAGGGCCGTCGTCGACGTAATAGGCGACGGGCGTGGTGACAAAACCGGAGTATTTGCGGATGCGGCCCAAGGTCGGGCCGGCGTCGACCCAGTGCACCAGGTTGCCGCTGGCTTGCGGGGTGGCGACAGTGGCGTAGGTGCCATCCGCCGCCTCGACCATGTAGAGTTTCGGCATGGGTGCCTCCATGAGGGAAGGGGCAAACGCCCCTTCCGAAGGTGCTTTAGTTCGCGATCACGATCCCTGGGGGGTACGCGATCTGGTCGTGGCGATCGAGCCCCAGATAGGCGTAGATGCCGCCCGCACCGTGGGTGCCGGCCGAGGTGTACGACAAACGCAGATACCGCGGCAGAGCCTGGCTGGCCCCCGGTCGGTCCATCAACGCGCCGGCAATCCGCGGCAGGTCGATGTCGCACAGATGCGTCCCGCCGATCATGTTTGCTTCTACGATCAGCGGCCCCGTCGCCATTGTCGTAAAGGTGACGTTGTCGACACTGCCTTGCACCGCGATCTGCAGGCTGGTGCCGCCAGTGAAAGTGGTGGTCGTCGCGCAGATGACCTTAAGCGCGGGACTGTCGCCTATCCCGAGATCGCGGCCCACGCCGAGGTCGATCGTGTTGTTGCTGAACTGGGCGCCGGTCGTCGGGGTGTCGGGCGAACCGGGAATACCCGCCGTGCCCGTGAATTGAAGAAGTCCGTCGAGAATCATCTGAGTGTTCCTTTCGCTGCAAAACGGCCGAGGGACTAGGATTTGTCCCGTTCGCGCAGGGGCGGCATCTCGCGCGGCGGGCCTACCGGAGGCTGCGGTCCGCCCGACTCACGCTGGATCGCTTCCGCAATCTCGGACTCGGCTTGTGCCCAGAAGTACCCATCTTTGCCCTGCGGTTTACCGGCCCGCCCCCACAGGTCGTAGGCGCGGTCCCTGACGCGCTGTTCGCGCGGTGACAAATCTGACGCGCTCGTCATTGAAGTGTTCCTTTCGGAATGGAGTCGAAGCGAGCGAACTCGCCTGCGAGTGAGAAAGCTTTGGCATCACGGGCGGCTTTGGCTTCATCGAGCGTGTCGAAATAGCCGCAATGGAACAGCGTCCCATTGAAGTTCACCCGCGCGTGCCACTGCTGTTGCCGCTTGTTCCAGCTTACGCCGCGCACACCGGAAGTGTTGTTGGGACGCAGCCCGACGTTGTGCAGGTTCTCCGCTCGCGTAGCTTCACGGAGATTTGCCCAACGGTCGTCAGCAGGATTTCCGTTGATGTGGTCTACATGCTCCTCCGGCCACTTGCCGGTCATGTAGAGCCACGCCAACCGGGCAGCTCGGAGCCGCTCCCCGTCGAAGGCAATCACGCGATACCCTCCAGCGTTTGTGGCCCCGGCAATTCGGCCAGGGTAATAGCGGCCAGGCCCGCCTTTGCGCCACCGGAACACACCCGTGTCAGGGTCGTACTCCAGCATTTCGCGAAGCCGGGTCTGGGTGAGCATCAGCCCAAGGATTTTCTTGGACATCACCCACATCCTAACTTATAAGTTGCCTTCTCCATCATACAATTCGCGCTTCGGTGTTAAGTATGGCATCGACCGTGCGCACCGGGATGCCGCGGAACGCCGTCACGGGTTTCCCATCGAATTGCATCATGTCGAGGAGCACGTTGCTCTTGTTCATGGCTTGCAGATCGAGGTAGGTGCTGACGACCCGGTTGCAGTAGATCGCGACCCGACCCATCGGCCCCGACACCGTCGAGGCGTCGCTGGTCGTCACCGGGTTGTAGCGGGTGGCGCCGGTCGGCAAGCGACGCAGACCGCGGACGATGCCGTTGATCAAATTGGCCGCATTGACCGAGTTGAGCAGCGTCACGTCGATGTTGCAGAGCCGCACGACATAACGCCAGTCGCGGAGACTGAAACCCAGCTCCCATTTGTAGCGGTCCCGGTATGCCATATAGAGCCCGCCGTTCGCGTCGGTGACCGGCCATTCGCCCATGTCATGGTGCTGCAATCCGGTGATCTTGCCCTTCGGGAAAATGCCGTGTGCCGTGTCGCTGCCCCAGCACACGATCCAGAGGCTGGTGTTGGTCGAGCCCGTGCCACCCATGTCGATGACGTTGGCGGCGGTCTGAGCGGTGGCGATATTGACGGTGTTGTAGCGCGGGCTCAGACCCTGGAACCGTTCCGGGTTGACGGCAAGATTGCCGTAGATGAGCGTCTGCGCCATCTGCTGGCTCATCGCCTCTAGGAACGCGCGCGTCTCCGATAGCCGGAATTCGGCGGTGTTGCCGTTCAAATCGGCCAGGTCTTTGTCGATGTCCGAGAACGCTTCCAGATTGCCGACACTGTCGATCACCTGGGCGGTCGTGCTCTTCGACTTCTGCACGCCATAGTTCAGCAAGCGCCAGGATGCAGTCGGCAGCCCGGTGCGAACCGTGGTCTTGTGCCCGGTCGGCAGGTTGCCTTCGACGATCAACATATCGTCGAGGATCTCGTTGGATTGCGACAACAGCTCGACGATCGCCGCCGTCTTGTACTCGTCGTCCATGCGCTTGGCCCAGTCGGCCATCGTCAGCGCAGTTGCAGAAAG